GACTGATAACCACCATCAAAGATTGTCATAGAGTCATCATCTATCTCTGCAATCTTATTGCCGTGGAGACGTACAATAGAGACGTTTTCTTCCTCATTAAAGTGAACAGTTGTGTTTGCATTTGACCAGTTTTGATTGTTGTGAATAGCAGCAATCATTTGGGATTCGATTTTTCTCATTTTGGTTTGGAGGGTTGTGGTCCTTACACTACTGAGACACTTTAGAGGCTTCAGTTACTATACCTCTGCTTTTAGTAAGTTACAACAACGATCTGCTTCTTTCAGTACATCATCATCTAATTCATCCCATTCGACCTCTGTATAGGCAGCAAATGCAGTCTCATAAGTACCATCAGATAACAATGGTGCATAATACATAACTGCTTTATGTACTGGGTCTAATGTATACGTGCAACCATTAGTTTGTGAAATTAAAAATACCATAGTTTTGAGAATAAATGGGATTTAGTAGTGTTTAGAAAGGATTAGTCCAGTTGTCATATTGCGAATTGGTGATAATACCATCCTTACAAAGATAATCCGTATAATTATTCCATTCTTCGCGTTTGGCACATACATCACCTTTGAAAGTTGGTTCGTTTTCAATCACATCTGCCCACAGTTCGCGGAAGTTAGATAAGACCTGAACTTTAGTTGCTTTCATAATACTTTTGTTTGTGTGGTGTGGTGGGTGTGTGTCCTTACACTACTGAGACACTTTAGAGGCTTCAGTTGTTATTTCTTTGTGATGTGGCACCAACGTAATGATTTTGGTGCTTTATGTGCTTTCAATTTAGTCACCTTAACTTTTAAACCTGCATTGTTAAGATCTTCTGCAATTTGAGTGAGGTTTGTGAGACTTGCGTTCATTTGGTTGGGTTCTGTTACTACTAGGACACTTTAGAGGCTTCAGTTACTATACCTCACACTAATTCTGGTTGTTGTAACATCAATTGCTCCTCTGTAACCTCATCCACACACTCTTGAATCACAGTGTAGATGTAATCTATCTGACCAACATCATCAAAGATACGTGCAACAAGTGCAGGATCATTTACCTCAATATCCCAATCAATCTCACCATTTTCATCCTTCATATGAATATCTTCTTTAGTATAGATCCATGCGGCACAATGTGCATCTTCTCCCTGTTCTTTGATCATACTTGATACTCTGTCTTGGAGTTGTTTGAGAGTGTAGTTCATTGTTGTTTGTGATTGAAGTGAATGAAGATACGTTTTAATTAATGACATAAATCATGCAACATCTGCCATTGCCATATAACAATTCTCACTCGCATACTTAACAACTCCATCGGTATCTTTCAATCCAATGAATGACACCAACCCATTGAAACATTTAACATCAACAACCTCATACTGATTGTTGTTATCATCAGCAACTTTACATCCTTTGATGTGCTTTAGGATTGATTTTGCTTTGATGCTGTCGTCTTGGATCATCGTGCGGGTGGTGCTCATACTACTAAGACACTTTAGAGGCTTCAGTTAATCACACCCACACCTTGCAATGCTTCAAATACATTCATCGTGGTGAATTCTTTCAACTTTTTCTGTGCAATCGTGTGCTTATATGATCCAACAACCTCTTTACTCATGTTGGTGGTCATTGTCTCACAAAGATATTCATGAGTTGCAATTTCAAAGAAAAACTTCTCGGGTGCAACAGCAAATAAGAACGCAAAATCATAATTTACGTCTTTCCTGAGTCCATTGAATTGATGGCAACCATTGACATCCTCAGTTGCAGTCTTTACCTCAATCTTATACTCACGTCCATCAGGTAGTGTGATCAAAATATCATATTCTCCCTTACCTTTGTTGATCACACGCGATTGAACATCATCCCCATAAACTTCACTCAGAATCAATAAAATAGAGGTTGCGACAGTGCTCTCACCAGCATCACCTTGTGGGGTCTTACTTGCATATTTCCAAACATGATTCTTCTTTGCAGTACCATCCTCATTCAACCATTTGTTATTATCTCCTTCACGTTGTGCCAGTAGATCAGTATTTTCCTCTAATACATCATTCAGGTTGATGTGATCCAGGTTGATTTGTGTGAAAGTCATTGTTTTGGTTGGTGTGGTGAGGTTGGCGTGTGTCCTTACACTACTGAGACACTTTAGAGGCTTCAGTTATGTATTCCTCCTCTGTAATAAGTTCACTCCCATTCCAAATATAATCTTCCCGTCCTAAACATTCATCGCCATAATCTTCACGTTCCCCATCAACAATGGTTGCCCATCTACGGGGGATAAGTGATACCCTTACATGTTCATTCTTATCCAGATTGTTATAACATTCTTGCTTCATATATTCCTCTAATGTTCCACCCATCTGAGCAAACCAATATGTATCAACTGCTTCACATCTTTCCTCTTCATAGCAATAACCATCTTTCAATTCAAAATAGAATGCTTCAATCGTAAAGAATTGTGCTTTGCCAAGTTCAATCGTTTGTGTCATTGTGTTAGGATCGACAGATGAAGAAATGAAGGACATAATATCAACGACGATACAAGAATGAACCAAACCTATCAACAATCTCAGGATGATCTAGCAACTGATCAACATAAAAGCGGACACCTTTTGCAGGTGCTTTGTATGATGCAGGTTTGTAAACTGCTCCGTCATTCTTATCAACGAACATGAAGCAACTACGTGTGCTTTCTTTAATACCATTAGAAACACGATAATCCCAAACTTTGATATATTTACGTCCTACTTCATACTCAAACTGGGTATATGAGTTGCGATTGTTCTCAATAGCAAGAACTTTATACTCATCATTGAGAACTTCAAGCAGACACTCTGTCTGATACTCTGCTTTGTATTGTGATGCTGTGAATGTCATTTTGTGTGATTTGGTTGTGTGCTCATACTACTAGGACACTTTAGAGGCTTCAGTTAGAATAACTCAGTCCACGCTCGATGTTTCGCAGAACTGATTCTTCCATCCTTAAGTAATCCATCGCATACGCTACAGAATACTTGGAACTTTTCCTCTCTTGACAGATTTTGATCGATTTCTTTTGACGTTTGTCCTACTATTTGGAGAAGTTTCGTTTTGAGCATTTTGATTAGGTGAAGTTTCGTTGACCACAACATCAGCAACGTTGCGGGTAATTGTTGCGCTAGTGTATAAAAATGATGCAATCTTATTGTTCACATCATTCTCAATCCATACGCGATAGATGAATTTAGAGACTGCAACAGTGAAAGCAGCAATAGTCACACACCAAAGAATAAATCCGTCAGTGTATTTTTGTGGAATAATCATTATATTTAAATATCTTTAATAATTTTGGTTTAAACACCACTTAGGAAAAAAGTGGTGTTACAGTATGGCGCTTGCAATCACGGCGGCCGACGTGTTTATCAACCCACCGAACTAATCGGTCATTTTGTGCCATAATACCCTTATATGTTGTGGGTTTGGTTGGCATCGTGCGGTTAAAATCTTCCACACTACCATCAACATACTCAATACGAATGTTGTAAGTTGCTGTTGTTGTTTGCATAATCAGAGACTTTCGATGATAGATTGACGTGCCATCATTGCATTGTGTTGATTGGAGAATGTAGCGATCTTGGTCATATCATCTCTCCAATAGATTGCCCACTTATGTGAACCCCTCACCCCTTTAACTAGAATGGGGTTGTCAATACCAAGTGGATAGGATTTCATAGTAAGAGAAGAAAGTTCAGAAAATAGTGTGTAAACCTTTGTATTACATTCCATTCATAAACTCCCTCAACTCATCATAATACTGTTCTTCAGTATCAAATTGACGACCGTGAATCACACACGGAAATGTTTTTTTCTGAAACATTGTTGATGCTACCTGAACATCTTGTTTGTCATAACCCATTTCGAGTAGGTTCTGAATGTAGGGATTAGCGTTAGTCATACAACTAGGACACTTTAGAGGCTTCAGTTACTTACTCTTACGCTTCTTTAGTTTTGATATAAAGTTTTCTGCACTTTGTTTGTTTCTACAAGTTCGCATCTTACAGTTATCATATACTACCACATATTTCTTGCTATTTGTAACAGGCACAGCAGCAATACTCCATTCTTTATCAGTGACCCATCCTATTTGTGGTTTAGGTGATAGTATATCGCTGTGAGTTGGGTATTTCATGTCATAAACTCCTTTTCTTGTATTTTTATTTGCGGTAAGGGTAGATTGCCCCTGATACGCTAAAATATGGATAAATCAATTTATTATATCACCAAACCGACTGGTATGACTGACCGCATTATTTACGAACAACTGAATCATAGAGTTCACCCTGCTCAAACACAATATCAACAACTTTCTGCAATGCTTTGGCGGTGCTGATACCAACCTTGGAATAGGAAGGTACAACACAGAGACCATAAGTCTTCTGTGCGGCAGGTGCCAACCGCAGAACTCTGCCGATGGTTTGTGTTAGCTCAATCACGTCCATATTACGCATGAAGATAACACAATCAAGCATAGACACGTTGATACCCTCTGAGAGGATGCTACGATGAAGCACAACGAACTTTTTCTCGGTATCTCTACCCCAAGCATTCAGCGTGTCAAAGAACACCTCACGCGACACTTTAGCGCCATTGATGACAGCACCAGTCTTGGCAGTGATATACAAATAAGAGTATCCACGTTGTGACAACTGAGCAGCAAAGTCAGTCTGAAAAATGGTAGTCAGTTGCTTCGTAGTCTTGGAGCAGACCAACACTTTCTTGGTGCCAACTTCGTCAATGGTTGATAGAATATTGTTTGATTCTAGGTGTGGAGTGATAGACTGACGGTCAACCTTATCCATCTCAATCACCTTGATTTTAGGTGGCAAAATGTATCCACCCTTAACCAGTTCAGGTGCAGAAACCCGACAGATGATGTTACCATAAACCTGGACATCATTCATTCCGGGTTTGTTGATAGTGATAGAAGTCTTGCGCGTTGCAGTGAAATAGTAGCAACGATCTGCCTTGTTTGAGAAATACTCTGTAGCAGGGAAGAAGTCACGTCGGACAGAATTGTGTGCCTCATCAAAATAGATAGTGTCCACATTGATGCCAGACTCCATCACACGACGCAAAGAATTGTAGGTCGTGAAGATAAGAACGTGCTCACGCACTGTCTGACACATATCAACAAACAATTTGATGCGTTCAGGTTTAGTGGTGCTGAAATGTCTTGTCTCACCCCTATGAATGTGCAACACATTTGCATTAGTAATGTGCTCAAGATACTCTGAAGAGAGTTGCTCTGCCAACAGAATACGTGGAGCAACTACAACAATAGTGCGGGGAACTTTGATACTGAAACGCTTTTGTGCGTCCATAATACCAACCAAAGTTTTACCACCACCAGTGGGAAAAATGCACTGACCGATAGCATTAGTATGAAGCGCATCTAGGGCGCGTTGCTGATGCGGACGGAGAGTGATTGGCATAATGTAGGTGGTTGTAATACTAGGACACTTTAGAGGCTTCAGTTACAGTATCTCACCTCTCATCTGTGCAAGTTTAGCAACACTATAGCACTCCAAAACAGTATATGCAACCTCACCAGATACCATATTCTCATCACAAAAAAACTCTACAGAATCCTGGATAAGTTCGATGAGTTGTTGATGCTTTTCAGTAGTGATGTTCATGAGTTGTTAGTAGCGAAGTTTGCGTGTGAGAATACCTCACGATTGACGAGTTTGAACATACCAAACTCATTGGTGCGGACATAACCCTCACCCATACATTGACGGTTGCCTAGGTATGTCCTAGGACCGTTATTGCGACAGAGTTTGAGCATATCCTCCTTGATAGATTTGACAAGGAACCAGTAACTAATGAGACGGGAGTTGTTGAACTCATCAGGGTCAATCTCACGACCCTCACGAATACATTTGTTCAGTGCAATCTTAAGTGATGCGGCATCAGATTCGGAAGCAAAGTCTACCAACTGAGACATCATGCGGGCAAACGCAATAACCTGAATGTAATCTTTGTCAACTGACCAACAATCAGGTTGCACAAACTTGACGTGCTCGGTATCATCAAACACCTCCATATCAACCATATCGTTGATAGTGTAGGCATCCTTCATCTCATCATCAGTAGCATACAAAGTGTGTGGTGCTACAATGATAGTTTGGTCAATGAGTTCTGGGAACACATAGGTCACAGTATTAGGAGTGACAGTATCCTCACCCTGACCCCAACCTAGGAAGTCACCCTGAACAATACCCTCGTATTGTGGCAGATAAGTGAAACAATCGTGGAGGATTGCTGCAACCTCACCATCATAGAGGTCATCAATCTCTTGGTGAGAGTGTGCAATCTTGATCTTTTTCTTGTTGAATACTGATTTAGTGCCAACAAACTTGGTATCGGTAGCAGGATCGGTGCCCCATACGATTGCAGGTTTGCCATCCATTTTGACTGACATAGTTGATTCAGTTTTGAACCAATCAAGGACAGATAAGTCACCGGTCAAGATGCTGTCTTCTGGATGTTCTAAATGAGTATTTTTCAAGGGTGGTGATGTGTGGTCATACTACTAGGACACTTTAGAGGCTTCAGTTTCTGTTTCTTCCAAAGAATGTACGCTGTTAGTTGAGGTTTCAATAAAAAGATTAACTAATTCTTTTTCTTTATCAGTCAATTTCACTTGAGAAATACCAACGGGCAAATAGCGAAACAATTTAGAATCATTGTGGTTGTAATCTTTCATAATGGTGAGCATCATTTGGGCGATGGGTGATCTAAGATCTTCAATATACTCATCCATGTTCTCATCATCAAAAACAATCACGGTATGTTTAGGTGAAGAACCAAATTTACCATGTTCATCTTTGATGAAGTATTTGATATGATTTTTAATCTCAAACGAGTTAAACATTACCTCATTGATTAACAACTTCTTCAAATGAAATCTTTCATACACTCCCACATTATTTTTCTTTTTGTTTACACTAGCTTTGACTTTATCTGGGTACATTGTTGAATGAATTATAGGACAATTCTTCTTCATTCCATCAATATATTGATACTGATACTTGTTTGGATCTTTACTAGATCCTTTTGCATAACTATCAACACCATTCCACCCTTTGTATGCTATTAGAGTATTCTTATTCTCCATAACTTTGATGTATATACTTTTACTTACATCACCAATAAACAGAGGAATTTCATTATACTCATTGTAAAATGTTGTCGTCTCATATTCCACACCATTCCACAATCTCTTCAGTTTAATATCAGTATCCTGTGGTTTATTTGTGGCAATAAAGACACAAGTGCGAATCATAATCCCCTCAAACACATTTTGAGGGAGAAGTTCCATACTATCAATGTTTAGATTGTTTTTTGTAAATTCTCTAAACTGTTGGGTATTCTCATTGTGAGTGAAAGAACAAGGCATAACATATCTCACCTCACCATATGGTTTCAAAATATATTGTGCCAATACAACAAAACAACAATAAGCAAGTTTTGTTGTATAACCTGATGGTTCCCAAAATATAGAAGTTACATCACCTTTCTTTAGAATGTTGCGATTGTATGGAGGATTACCGATCACATAATCAAATAGTCCCATCCATTGTTTCAATGGATTGAACAACCCTTCAAAGTTTAGAGCAGATGCACATATAAAATTATGCTCATATCCATTTGGATTGATTAACTTAACCGCAGCAATAAACCACGTTTTTTGTATTTCTATACCATAAAGCATATTTGTAATAATATGCTCTTCACTATGATACTTTAACAATCTATTCTTTAATTCAAGCAGAATCCTACCATCACCAAATGATGGTTCGCAGAATTTTAATTCAGGGTTAGAGTAATTAACACCAACAAGCAGTTTATCTACAACACGTTGAGGGGTGAATACCTCACCAAATTTTTGAACTGTGTTGATCTCACTCATAAAACCATCTTTTAGTTAAATTATACCAAGAAAAGGCAGGAAAATCAATCCCTTGTTTTAAGTCCTTCTAAAGTTTTGACAGCACCTTGCATACAAGAACGCGAATAACCAGTAGCATAAGGATAACTGTTCTCATATTCATCAGAACCATTGTCTACACCGTGGCAGACTCCGATACTTTCTTTGAGACTACTAATCAAAATATCTAGAGTGTATTCGTCAATTTCAAAAGTTTTCATAATCAATAAGAATGTGTGGAGAGGTTGCGAGCAGGAACGTGATAACTATTGTCAGGTTTGTTTGTATCAAAAACCCATACCAATTCATCATCAGATGCTTTGTAAACATCCATAGCGAACATAGGGACAAGTTTTACCATAAGAGCACCCCAATGATACTCAGTTTCAAAATCAAAAGTCATCATCAGAGGTGCTTACACTACTAGGACACTTTAGAGGCTTCAGTTACTATTTGTCAGTTGCCCAAGTTCTCTTCAGATTCTTCAGTTTTACATCCTTTGGATTCTTACCTTGCTTCTCACCTTCAGCATCTCTAACTCTTCTCTCAAGTTCTCTTTCACCTGTACGCATTAACTTTTGTCTTTCACTTCTTGTATATGATTTTTGAGGTTTACCCACCTTTGGATCATATTTTGGACTTACAGACGCAGTTGTCTTCTTGGTCAGCAATTTACTTGCTTGCTTTTCAGCATCTTTAGAAGATGTGGTAGTTTTCTTTACTTCACCACCAGATTGACGGGCAGCAATACGTGCCTGTGCTGCTTTCTTACGCTCTGCTTTTACTTTATCAGCATAAGATTGTTTTACATCAGCACTGCCACGTTCGCGGGTTGGTTGTTGAATTCTAGTGCTTGCTTGTCTTTGTGTGCCAATATCTTTTCTGTCTTTATATGATTTTGCAGGCACCATTTTGCCGTCTCCGCCTGCTTTTACGCGCCGTTTCTCCGGTTCAGATTTTTTTCTGTCTCTACCTATTTCACCACGTTCACCAGTTTTTCTGATTTGGGATGAACCCATAACATCTTTGTCATATACTTCAGACAAAAATTGGGACAGAGTTTTCATTTGATTGCTTGACTTCCATATATTATATTTAGAACCCCCCGAAAGTCAAGGGGGGTTCAGACACTTTATCAATCGTCCTCTTCTTCTTCTTCAATACCATCCAGTCCCCTGATTTTCTTCAGTGATTGATATGGACCCTTCCAAACTAGGTTCTCTGAACGGAAATAATCAACACGTTCTCGTCGTGCCTGCATCAACATATCCATTTGTAGTTGTTGATCTGGAGTGAACCTAAAGTTCTGATTACGCCATACTTTCTTAAGTTCTTTGATGTGGGTGAGGACGTTTACAGTTTGAGTCATGATTCAGACAGTGTAGTTTTGTTGAGCAAATTCGTCGCACTTGACGTTGTTTTCTGGGTTTTCGTCATCAATGATGTCAAAGATTTCCCCAGACATATCCTGGATTTCAGACCAGAGTTCGTCGTACATAATCATAATTAGGGTTGAAAGTAGACAGTTGCTGATAGCATACTTGCCAAGATGTTCGGTGAACATCAGCACAGTGACCGTAACGGGTGTGCCTGTCTACATTACTGGGACACTTTAGAGGCTTCAGTTGTTATCAATCACCATTACTAAAAATCTCTAACATATATCTCCATATCATCCAAATTCGTTGTTTTATATCGTCTTGAGTGTATATACTCCAATTCCTTCCAATATGGTGTATAACATAACATTAGACAATGGATTTTCTTGTGCCTAGTTACAAGACTATCTGGTTTATCTTTTACAGAAATTTCTATCGTAATATAATCATTATCAATCACAAAATACACCCATCCCTCGACAGTTTTCCATTTTACATAGTCATCAATCTTTGGGATGTAAGTCATAGAAACGCCGCCTCCAAAGGATTAAGATTAAGTTGCATAGCAGTGTAGGGTGTCGTGTCCGATAGTTTCACTTCCTTGCCTACTTTCTTTGAATTGATTGGAGCAAAATACTTTCTTGTCTTGGTGTTGTAAAATCCGAAGATGGTTCTAACGGGATCAGAAGTGTAGATAAACACAGAGTGATTCCGCAACCATATAGCAGTAACGTTGCGTTTGAACGAAGAAAACTCATACGAATGATTTTCAGGTGCTTTGTGTGTAAATTCAGGAGGACAGAGGTCGTTCACTGCAAGACAAGGATTCATAGTCTGGATACATTGTAGCAACAATATAACTTGCTAGGTCACTATTAGGTGCCACTACATCAACCTCCACAGTGAGAAACTGTTTCTCATCTTCTGGGGCATCTTGCATTGGGAGTTCAATTTCAACACGCCATAAGTTGCCGTGCTTAAGATGTTTATCCCAAGAGACAATCATGTCAGGTTTCATCGTTCTTTACCTCTTTATTAGATTTATACAAATGTGCTGGTCGGTGTTCCCTATCCATAGGTTTAGAACCAGTCAAATCTCTGCGAGATTGATTGCTAATGATGATAAACGCATCTTTGTTATATTTACGAACCCCATAAGGTGTCGCCCATTTCTCATTGTAGTTTTCGCCTTGGTGAATACCAGAGACAATAGTACCTCCAATCTCAACTACAATGTCATCATCCTTTTCCCAATTTAGTTTCTCAATGATGCTGTTGATTTCATCAATCATGTTGTAAACTCCTCCACAATACCGGAATTAAGATTTTCTGAAAGTGCATAAGTTCGTGAGTTTAGGATGTTCTCGCGAAGATGTGCATAAAATTTTTGATTAAAATCGCCATCATCTGCACTGGTGATAAGATCAAAACACTCATCATCACTTTCAGCGATTACATTCCAAATACCTCCATATTCACTAGAAGGGAACGGAACATAGTGGTCAACGATGTAGAAAAGTTTGGTCATTGTCTCCATTGAATTACATTCTAATTATATCAGGAACAGAAGAATTCTGCAAGGTAGTAGTCAACTGTAACTTCTATCTCTGCTGCTTCCCTTTCTACTGTTTCCCAAAATTCTTTGGAAGCAGTTTCAAGTTCCTGTTTTGTCATCGGAATGCCAGTGTTACACAACTAGGACACTTTAGAGGCTTCAGTTAATGTTAATGTGCAACCAGGGAACGACATAGTAAGTATCTCTGCGATTTCTATGAGGTTTATGGTTATGATGATTTTTATAGTTGTGACCATCATGATAATGTCGGAGACCGTGATGGTTCCCACTATGTTTATGACAATGATGAATTGCTCTGTCAGTGTGAATGTGGCAATGATTATGCTTATGATGTGAATGATGGTTTTTGTGTGCCATAGCAGGAGAACCAATCAATCCAAGCAATAAAAATGCAGGAAATAGTTTCATTAATCTTTGATTTTCATTAATAATAGACAAAAAAAGGGTGCAAGTCAAGCACCCCTGTGACAGTATTTCAAATGGTCTCATCTTTTAGTTTTCTGACTAGATATTCTGCCCATTCCTCCATTTTATCTGGATGAACAGCACGAATATCTAAATCTTCAACTGCTTTTTCAATTGACTTTATTTCATCATTACAAAGTTTTTTGTTTTTGGAATAAAGAGTCATACGTAATTTTGAATTACCTTATTATTATATCAGTATTTACACACATACTAGATTTTTTTAATGATAATTTAAGATTCTTGTTATTCCTTATTGACTATATTATACACTACCGGTTGAATCTTATCAATATTTTTCTGCAATCTACTCTCTAATTCATACAAAGAGTTGGTTATACTTTTATTTTGTATCTCTAATGCATTAACACGACTTTCTAATTTAACAATATAATTAAATATTGTAGAATTCATATATCTACTGAGTATCTTTATCATCAAATTTTAGGAAATCTACATTCTTCTGGTGATGCTTGTTTAATTTCTTTCACTAAATCTCTCTTAATAGATGCGGACATATTTTCCATTGCCCGCACATTAAAAGCAATTCTTTGTGCCTCAGAACACGATATTAATGATGATAATAGTATCTCAATCATAACAAACTTTTATAGTTACACTATTTACTAACGGACCAGTGATCATCTTCACGTTCGTTAATCCAAAAGAAGTATTTTCCATTGATAGATGCTAAAAATACTTTACCATCTTCTCTTTTCTCAACACGGCAAGAATGAAGACTGTGCATCTCATTAGCAAAACGATTCTTTGCTTTAGAAGTCTTAGGATGAACGTAAAGGAACTCTGTTTTCATAGTAGTCATAGTTTGTCTTGAACCCCAACAAAGGTATCCTACACGGTTTTTAGGTAGTTGTCAAGCAATTCATTTTCATAGTTGATTAGAGGGTAGTCTGTGCCCCTCTAAGCACGTTTATTACTCTCCAAGGATAAATCCCCTCTGATGTATTGTGATGGGTTCTACAGAGGGTATCTCCGTAAGTTGACAATGCTCAAAGTAAGATATATAATCTATATTAAATGACTCTATAGTATGGCACAAGACGAATTGCTTTCGTTATTTCCAACACCAGTTCTTATTGCACAATATCCTGTGCCTTATGAGAAAGAGTTGGAATATATTCGTAACTTGCCTTGTCGTAGAGAAAACAAAGGTGGAGATGCAGGTAATAAAATACACTACAATCGACAGTCAGAAGATACTTTCGTATTAGATAAACCAGAACTATCAAACATTAGAGAGTTTGTTAAATCAAAACTCTTTAAGTTTGCTCGTGAAGTTATGAGTTCTAAAGATGAGGTGATCATTACTCAATCCTGGATTAATAAGTCTGGTAAGGGTGAATCGCACCATGAACATGTGCATCCTAATAGTATGATTAGTGGTGTCTGGTATCCAGTTATTAATGAACAACTGCCACCCATTCAGTTTCGTAGTAGATCGCAAAGAGATATTAGCCTTTCCACTGATAAGTTTAACAACTTTAATAGTGCAACATTCTTACTGCCAATGAAGATGGGAGAAATTATTATCTTCCCCAGTAATCTCACTCATAGTGTTCCTGCCAACCAATCTGATACTGAACGCATTAGTTTGTCCTTTAATACATGGTGCAAGGGTAGTCTTGGTGACATCAATTCACTGACTTATCTGCCACTGGACCGCTGCGTATGAGTTCCGCGCTAGCAAGACCACTCCCAGAGTTTCATGGGTTTGGATATAGAATCGCACAGATAGAAAATAATACTCACTGTAACTATAAGTGTTGGTTTTGTCCTAATGCTTATGATAAACCTGCACCGAAAGAGTGCATGACCCTGGAACAATTTGGGAAGATTCTTAATGAGATTCGTTCTGTTTATACACCATGGGAACTCAATGATGTCTCATTTGCCACATATAATGAACCAAACCTTGATGATGGGTTTAAGGAGAAGTTGCAATTGATGACTGATATGGGATTTAATTATGAACATATTTCCAATGGAAGTATGGTCACGACTGAATTGACTGATTGGTTGATTGAAAATCCACAAAGTATCAAAAACTTTCGTCTCAACATTCCAACACTGGATGAGAAGAAATGGAAGGACATTACAGGTGCATCTACTGCTGTGATGTATCGGATGTATTATCAGTTGATGTATCTGTTTGAGAACTCACAGAAACTCAACTTTCCTATCACAGTGATTGTGAATGGTGATGGTAGTGCAAGTCATAAAGAAGAGTTTATGAAGGTCTATCAGAAGTTTCAAAGATGTCCTCCTGGTATTAACTTCAGTATGACTGGATTGATTGATAGGGCTGGCACACTTGAAGGTGCAGAGTGTGAAACACAAAAAATACCCACAGGTGCAATTGATTGGGGAGATAACCCATTAAGATGTAATGCAGGATACTTTGAGAACTTATACTTTGGTATCAAAGGTAATGTATTCTATTGCTGCCATGACTATCACCAAGAGTATAGTTGTGGTAATATAAATGATACACCGCTGAAAGAACTTTTAAGTTCTGAAGCATATGAAACTCAAAAACTAAAGTTTCAACAAGATTTTTGTCGTAAATGTGAACAAGCAAGACCACTAGAGGTAGTAAAATGACTGTAACACCACAAATGATCGCAATGAATAAGTATGATACTCAACTACGTGACTTGATTCACGTTGAGAAGGGTATTATTCCTGGTAATCTATGCGAATACTTGGTAGAATCAATTGAAAAGAATGAATGGCGTCCTCATACTTGGTATAATACTTCTAATAACTCATTTGGTTCTGAAGAGACAATGGAACTGGATGTGCAGAACATTACTGGTGAGCATCAACAACTGCTGACACCTTTTATGATTCAGGCAGG